AACCGTCTGGTCAAACTCTTCGACACGCTCCTCTGGTTTCATCGTTTCGATCCATTTGCGAACATCATTTCCGACGAGCAGGTGACCGTCATTGGTCACCAGGGTGGGTACGCGCGTAATCTGTTTAGACGGAACCCCCTGAGTAGAAACGTTATGGAACCGAATCATGTGGATGAGCGCTGGGTTTTCCCGAATCTCCTGGATCACCTGAGTACAATATGGACACTTGTCGCTGTAGACCAGAGTGGCCATCCTAGTATTGGATAACTTTTTGTACCCAGGAAGGAGACGCAGCGGACTTTCCACCACGGCGGAAAGGACTTTTTTCTCGCCTGTTAATAATATGAAGGACATTGTCGTATTTCTCCTTCTGGCAATTTTGGGATTTTTGCTGTGGAATCGCGGTGTGTTCGTGAACGGCGAGGCATTTGTGAACGTCAGTGATCAGAAGCCCGTGAACCCCGCAACGATCCAGACAATCATCAATGCCATTCAGGCGAAGAACCCCGACGTGTACCCGGTCCAGACAATCTACATCAACTCAATGCAGGGTGACCAGGGGTCGGCGATGTATGATGCCCGTATCATGTTCGTCAACACACGTGGTTACTTTGGTGTCCAGTATGACATCAAGGCGGACAGCGACGGCAACATCCTCGAGATGTCTGAGCAGCCCCAGCCCGGCATCGGCGCTGCTGATGTTTTCGAGGCGTTCGGTCCCAGCGATTCGTACACCACGTTCGAGGACACACAGGTTGTCCTGGACAAACAGTTTGCGGATCTGAAGACCCAAGTTCCCGGCTACCAGGGCAAGCTCGACATTTGGCTGGAGCAGATGCGTCAATCGGACAGAAACAACGCCAATGCGGCTGCAATGAATGGCACAATTGTCTCACGTAGATAGTAAATGATAGAACATCGAAATATCAACGTGTCTAAAATAAACACAAATGTCATGAAAAAATACTACACTGCGTTGAATCGCCTCGTGAATGCATACAATAACTACACTATACGAATTATGACACCCAACAATGGGTTCTCACGCCCTTTACACAACGGACCAAACATGCGACTCGTCCGTAAGAATAACAAGGCGAATCTCGTTTTACATCGTCAGGGTAATGGCGTTGTTATTGCATGGGGACATACCAAACCAAATGCACGACGCCAGGGACTCGGTACAAAAATACGAGCTCTTGCAGCTCTTGCAGCTATAAACGCCAAGGTTCCTCTTTATCAAGAATCTATTACAAACAATAGCAAACGTATAATGGTTAAACTCGGTGCTAATAAAAATACAAACTACAGTAGTAGCAGATATTTCAAGATTTCCCCAAACAAAGCTAACCGAAACAAAATCGCGAGTTTTCTATAAAATTCAAAACCTTTGTAGATTATAGAACATGATATCAGCACAAAACCTTGCTGAGCGAGATCACAAAAGACTCGAGGTTCGTAAGGCGACCTACAAAGCAATTCTCGAACAGCTCTGTCGCAAAATCAAATCTGCGTCAGAACTTGGAGAACGTTCGTTGTTTTTGACAATTCCGCCGTTTACCATAGGATATCCTGCATACGATATTGAGAGTACGACTGTGTACATTCAGCGTCAACTGGATCGCCTGGGCTACAAGGTGATCAGGGTGGCACAGGGCACATTGGGTATCAGCTGGGGAGACACGAAACCCAAGGGACCCGTCGTCATTGATCACTCTATTGAAGAAGATTCGAGTCGGAGTATTTCACTGCCGTCGCTTGCAAATTTACAGAAAACAGCTGCGAAATTGCGTGGAAAAAAATAACCCTACTAACATCAATGGACTCAACAGCTATCCTCGTCGAGGCCGAACGCAAGTTTATGATCAAACTGTGCAACGCCATGACGCCTGTAATGATTGATTCCTTTTATGAAATGTACAAAAAGGCAATTGAGATTTCCAAAGGACGTCAGACATTGATTCATTACCAGACGCTGCTCCAGGAGGTGCCTCACTGGAACAACACAATCGTGAAACAGCACGCGGACGCCATCATCAAGTCTTGTTCCATGTTTCCCAACCTTCTCGCGGCAGTGTTTGTCATTTCAGTCAAGATCATGTCCGCCGTGCGTATTTCATCCGACTCGAAGAAGATCAACATCAAGCTACCATCCAACGACGTGTTTGTGCACTCGTGCTACATCGCTGCAGCCAAGAGTCTGTATGAGGATCCGTACGTCGTGGTTGATAAGATGTCTGATCAGGACCGTCGCATCAAAATGGCGGCTCGTTTCAATGAACTGATCAAGGAGGTTATTGATGATTTTATTCCGGTACAACAGATCCTTGACACGTACATTCCCAACTTTACAGGTGACCTCGACATGGGTGGTGCCAATGAAGACCCGACAGACCCAGCGGACCCAGAGATGAACGAAGAAGAAACAACACCTGTTGCAACGCCGTTGCCAGATGCAGGAGAGGATGGAACACCTGCCGTACAAGAGGCGGAGGCACCTGCAGCAGAGGCGGGGACGCCGATGCCTGAAGCCGGAACACCAGAACCAGGGACGCCGGCAGTGCCAGATGGTGTAAAACAGGTTCCGGTCAAGGTTCACCACGAGACGTTGTTCGATGATGCTCCGGACAAGTAAAAATTCTCAACCTATAGTAGATGGCTGATCACTATTTCCGTGAGCCTATGAGCGCTGCTCTTATTGCAGCCGCAGCGACGGTTGCTTACATTCATATTCGATCGTCCCTGAATAACGAAAAGGCGATGCCCAATTCGGCGTACTTCAAGCCTGCATTCCTCGTCGGGTTACTTGTGTACATCATCGTCCACCAGGGGAGCGGACATCAAGAGACGATTTCAACAACGCCTTTTAGGGCTTAAATCCAAGTCGCTTCGCGACTTGTCCGCAAAAGAGTCACGACGGACCGGGGGCACGTAGTGCCTGCTGGACTTTAGGGCTTAAAGTAGTCGATATATGTTTCCTTAATGGCGACCACCACCAACGCTTTCAACGACATGATGCAGCAGTTTCTTGACGAGCTTGTTCTCACGTTTCCCACTGAGAAGAAGCTGGTAAAGTACCAGAACACTTTTGTTCTTCTTCGCAAGGCGAACCAGAAGAAGCCTCTGAAGGAGTTTATGGAGACGGTTGGTCCATTTGCCAGCCACTTGATGCAGAAGGATGAGGAGTTTTTCACGACGCACGCAGCAGAGGTGCCGTTCCTGAACGACCTGGACATTCCTCGTCTGTGGAACTCAGACCTGTCTGAGACGACCAAGAATGCCATCTGGCAGTACCTTCAGACGCTGTACATTCTTGGTACGACCATCTCATCTCTTCCAGCCGAGACGCTCAACATGATCGAGTCTGTGGCACAGAAGTGTGCCAGCCAGCTCCAGGATACTGCAACCTCACCCGACGGTACCATCGATGAGGCGGCTCTGATGAACAGCATGAACGGTCTGATGTCTTCTCTGCTGAAGGGTGGTAAGGGTCCCCTTGTTTAAACAACACGAACCTTGTTCCTCTTGGACTAAAATCTCAGTACACTAGAAGAAGATGACGATTGACCTGCGTGAACTCATTGCAAAAGATCAAATGCTCAATTTTTGGCCGACATCTCGTCAGACGGCCGAAGAGCGAGTTCTCGCAACGACTCGTTTCATCCTGTACGCCGTCGTGCTCACATACCTGATTCGCCGCGATGCTAGAATAGTTGCTCTAGGTGCTCTCGTCATTGCCGCTCTTTATGTACTGTACACCATGAACATGATTCCAGATGGTAATCGTACAGTGTCGACAGGTCCCAATGTGACGAGCGGTATGCGTATGCCGACGCGTGATAATCCAATGGCAAACTACCTGCTCGGTGATGACCCGAGCTACGCGCAGCAGGCTCCATGGTACCCGTCCATGAAGGAGGAGGTTCAGAACGAGTGGAAATCGATCCACCCGTTCGAGCGTAAACGCGACGCCGAGCGCAACTTTTACACGACGGCTGCGTCGTCATGGCCGAACGACCAGGCGGCTTTCACCAATGCTGCGTTCGGAAAACCGTTCTCCCCCATGTGCCGTGATGACCCAGCGTCATGCAACCCCGACGGTCCATATGCTCGTGGACCAGAGCGTGTCCAGCTCCGTGGCGGTAACGGGAAGTAGACAACGGGTGGATAAAAATCTCTCATACAATTAATAATGCCGAGCAGCTTGCTTCAGCCCGGACTTCTCATGGTTGAGGAGGGAATGTATTTTGGTCCCAAAAACACCAACTACGAGGTTATGGTGATGACGGACGACGCTCTGCGTTCCCAGATGACGTCCCGCAGCAACAAGTATTACATAGAAAAGCCGTACGACTTCCCAGAGATGTACATAGAAAAGCCAGTGAACAAGTTCCTGCCATGGGACCCGACGAGCACGTATGCAATGTATCAGTCAATGTCTTACGCGAAACGTTACCCCACTGACAAACAGTAAACGGACAAGAGGCGCGGGGCGCCTCTTGGACTCGGAGACTCCGTTGCGGATAAAAAATAGCATCTAACTAATAGATGGACCCCTTCAGCCTTGCCGCCGTTGTCGGTCTGGTTTTTGCCGGAAAGAAACTCAGCGACGTCAAGGAGGAGCAGGCGGTGATGCCTTCTATGCCAGATCAGGTTTCAAAGTTTGATTTGATTCAGTACAAGTTTGCTCAGCAGGATCCCCAGGTCGATCCACTGAACCTGGAGCCAAATACGGGTCGTGGTTTTTCAGGTGGGCTCCGTCTTCCACCGAAGGAGATTTTACCAAGCTTCGCGGACGTTGTGCCAAATGGAAATCGTTTCCCTTTCGGTCAACCCGTATACCAGACGGATGGAAGCCGCGAGCCCGTCACGAACAAAATGAACAACATAACGCCTGCAGACAAGAAGTACGTCGGACGCGGTCTCGGTCTGTCATCAGACACACCAGCATCAGGAGGTTTCCAGCAGTTTTTCCGCATTTTGCCCAACAACATGAACGAGGAGCGTCTGACGACTCTTTCAGGTACGTGGGGTGGTCCAGCCAATCCTGTCACCAAGAATGGCGGGACGACTCTGGGAGCCATTTCCCATCACGCCAAGCTGTCCAAGACGACGGCAAACTATCAGCCTATGCAGACGCGTGGTCAGGGGCAGGGTGGAGCCATCACAGCACCAGAAGGTCGCCCAGATTTCCAGAAGACGCGTCGGACGACGAACCGCCAGGAGACTGGTTCTCGCAAGGATGGTCTCGAAATGGGCCCAGGACAGTACATGGTGTACGAGGCATATGGTTCCGCGTACGACGACCCGATGCGTTGGTCGAATAATCGTATCAACCCCGATCGCCCAGGCAACGGCGGACGCATGAACGTGCGTGCCGACCCCGTCGGTGCCGTCGGTGCCAACACAAACACACGTCTCGAGGCGGGTGCGCTCCCTGTTCGTCCGGCCGACGCAAGCCGTGGGTCTCGCTACATGCCAAACCAGTATGACCGTCTGAATGTGTTCAAGGGTCAGAAGGACTTCCGCTCAACACCAAACAATACGGGGTTGGGGTTGGCATCTAAGGTTCTCAATAGCAATCCTTTTGCGCATACATTTTCAGCCAAGGCTGAGACCGGGACTCCTCTCGTTCAGCCCGTAAATTAAGTTTGGTAAAATTAAAGATGCAAATCTGGAAGTGGCTAATTATGCTCGGACTCTTGTTTTTGATTACATATGAACCATCCAGAGGAGGTGGACCCAAACTTGTGAATTACTTTATAGATGAATCATCTAGGTCTTCGGATACTAGTTAATCTTTGAAGAGTACCCTGTCTTCTTGTTCGAGAGATATTCATCGTTCTAATTCGGGCAGTACGCCCAGACGTATTTGTCGCTGGAGTAACTAATTGAAGTCCTCCGCGCGCCGATGTAGAGTTTTGTCTACCGGAACGATTAAGACTTGAAGGACTCTGACCGGATGTTCCTCGGCACGCCACAACAAAATAGATACCTTTTCCGTGTTGAAGTACGAGATTTTTCACTGTCGTAGTTTCACCTTTATTCGTTGGAAAAGAAAAGTTTGTAGATGTTTTTGTAACTCCGTTTATTGAATTAAATAGTCTATGTTTTCGGTATGAATCCATGTTTGTTAACGGTGTACGATCAAATAACTCGATATATGTGTTTGGCATTAGATCATTCGGTCCATAAATTTGGCTTCTCCACGATGATGGAAGTAAAGTAAGTGCAGGAAGTCTACCTGGAGGGATTTCATCGAGTGCTAATTTACGTGTTACGCTCGTTTTTTGTAAGATTTGAGATCTGAATGTATTATGTATAAAAGGAAAGAAATTCAAAGAATGACCTGGTTTAGACAAAAAAACAACCCATGTACCAGGTGGAACACGTGTATCTGTATTAGTTGTTGACCCATGTCCTATAATCCAGCGAAAATACGGAGCTTGGCTTGCAACATGTTTAAATATATCGTATTCAGATATCGCTATACGCATTGTCGCAGGTTTACGTTTAAATGGTGTTTTACGGGCACGAAGGACACTTCTTGCTGAGCTCACCATATAGAATAATTCAATATTTTTTTGATGATGGAAAAGTTGATGAATTATTTTACAAATGTTTCAGTAGGAGGGAATGTCTTCCCCACAAGAACAGACATGCCGGGAGAGGCACAAAAGTATAGCGATTCCGGTGACGACGATCAACAATAAACAGTACATGCTTATTGTCCACGATCGTCGATACCAGGAGTGGACGTTCGTCACCGGTGGGTGTCGACGTAGGGAGGTTATTAATCCCTTACGGTGTGCAGTTCGGGAACTCGAGGAGGAGACTCGGGGTACTATCAATCTGAAACGAGGTGCCTACTCGTACTTTCAGTTTGCAACCAAGTACAAAGGTCCAGGTGATTCAGAAGCCGACATAGAAGATGACGTCACAAGTATTTATCACGTGTATGTAATCGATTTGCCAATGACGGCTATTGAACAAACGTACATCGTTCGGCGATTCAACGAGGAGAAATCCAAGATGGAGAATCGCCAAACGTATTTTCGTAAAAACTATGACGAAAATGACAAGGTGGAATTTGACACGCTCGAAGGAATCACAGCTCGTGATAATCTATGGGACATGATACGAACCCATGTCATCACAAACCCAGATTTTCATACAGCTCTTTCCTCGTCCCATCGTACAAATTTTTATTTTCGATGACCATCGGCTGCGGGGAATTAACGCTGACAAAATATTTGCATTCATCAGAACATGACAAAGTCAAAGCGTATGTTTGCCGAGATGCTCGTCCAGGCGCGAGGATACGGTGACGCCGACGAGATGGCAAAGACAATGTCTCTCGTCGATATCATCTATGAAATCAAAAAGGAGGAGTTGAAAAAAGAGTCCCCGCCTCCTTCGACAGAGTCCGTTGTCGAGGAGAAGAAATCAGAGTCCGTTGTCGATGAGGAGCCCATGGTCATTATGAAAATCAAAGACTTTTGGAGTCGCTTGACGCACGATTCTGACACAGAGTAAAGTATTTGCCCGAAGGGCAAAGCCGCCCGACGCTAGACGGACAAAGGGCACGTCGTGCCCATTGGACTAAAAGGTAAACACACTGACAGGTTATGGAGAAATGGCTTACAGACAAGGGACCGGGGACACACGTCCTCATGGATGGTGGAATTCTTCAAGTTCCGTTTGAACAACTTGAAGAATTTTACGTAGAGTGCGTACACGCAGTACGTCTTGGCAAAAAACTGTACGTGGTGGAGCAAAAGACGGATGTTTTCAAGTTTTTCGTGGATCTAGATTACAAGGGCACAGAGGCGCTTCCAGATGACGCTGTCCTTGAACTCGCTGCGACAATGCATTCCGTTGTTCAAAAGGGTCGGTGTCTCATCGCGCGGGCCGAGCCTCGTATTGTGGACACCCTAGTGAAGACCGGTGTTCATATTCATTGGCCAGATGTTTTCGTTACCAAATCAGAAGCTCTCGCTCTAAGAACTCGTATCCTCCTAGAACTTCCTGATGACCCAGAATGGAGTCAGCGGATCGATGCGAGTGTCTATGGTGGTTCCGGACTCAGAATGCTCTGGTCATACAAGCGGGACCGCGGGTCCGTAGATTCTGGCCCGTATACACCATGGTGTGACCTTGGTGGAAATATATTTGACCGTGTACCGGCCGCTGAAATTCTCAAACTCTTTGCGCTTCGAACGAACGAAGTGTCCAAAGAGTCTGTGAATGTCGAAATAACATGCGCGCCTCTTGAACGTTTTATACGCAAGTATCTCAAGGGTCAGGAACTGGCAAATGTTCGGCGTGTCATGCGAAAGGGTCATGACCGAATCATAGTCCAATCGGACTCCAAGTACTGTGAACGAATCCAGGGTGTACACAAGTCGAACCATGTATGGTTCGGTATTTCACGGGGACGTATATGTCAGTTGTGTCACGA